AGAACCTGGCGGACATTTTCCGGGAAATCGGCCTGCGGGACAGCAAGGGCCAGCCCATCACAAACGTGGAGGAGCTGCGCTCCTGGAAGCAGGCGGCGGATCTGGCCAGGGTCCAAAAGGAGCTGAAGTCCGGGACACTGTCGGCGGACGGGCTCTCCGCCCTGGTCCGTGAGGCTCTGCGCCAGTCCGGACAGATCCAGAATGGCTCCGCTCCCACGGCGGGACAGAAGCAGGACGGCGTCAGCGAGCGGCCGACGGCTGAGGCCGGTGGCCAGACTGGATCTCCGGGCGGGCAGCAGCGGAACCAGGAAAGGCAAGTAACCCAGGAGCAGGTGGACCAGGAGCTGGCGGAGATCCACCGGCTGGACCCCAGCGTGGAGACCCTGGAGGACATCATGGGCATGGATACCCGGGACGCCTTCGTGGCGGCGGTCCGCCGGGGCAACAGTTTTTTGGACGCCTTCCGTCTGGCGAACTTCGACCGGCTCCAGGAGAGCCGGCGGCAGGAGACCGCCCAGCGGGCCGCCCAGGCGGAGCGCAACCGGACCCGGAGCAAGGAGCACATGACGGCCACCGGGACCCGGGGCGAGGGCAGCGTGGCCGTGCCGGCGGAGACTTTGGAGCTCTACCGCCAGCTGATGCCCAAGGCGACAGACGCCGAGATCTCGGCGCACTACAACAAGACCCTTCATGACTTCAAATAGGAGGAAAACGCTATGTTCAAGATCTATAGCGTGGACGACGGCCGGAACGTGCCCATCGAGTACCTTCCGGCGTCGGCCATCACGCCGAAAATGGGGCTGGCGCTGACCCAGACCGGCGGCCAGCTGGCAGTGGCCAGCGGTACCACGGCCCCCAGCTACATCTGCATGTGCGAGCGGACAGAGGCCTGCGAGGCCGGCGAGATCATCCCCGTGCTCCGTGTGGGGCGCGACATCATCTGGGAGACCACCGCTCAGGCGGCCATGACCAGCATCAACCTGGGCGACAAGGTGACACTGCACACAGACGGTCTGCAGGTTACTGCCACCACCACCAGCGGCGTAGCCGAGGTGGTGTACAAGGACGGGGATACCGCCGGCAGCATGGTGCGGGTCAGGTTCTAAGACACAGAGAGGAGTGAGCAAACCATGGCAGGCATGACCTTTACCTTCGGGAGCGGCGTCAATGACAGTATTTTCGGCAAGAGCCAGGCGCCGATCCGCATGTTCCTGGAGAGCCAGGGGGAGTTGTTTGAGCAGTCCAGCCCTCTGAGCAAGCTCTTCAACATGGAATCCAGCAAGACTTGGGGCGAGAAGATGACCGGAATGACGGCCTTCGAGGGCTTCCAGCCCGTGGGCGAGAACGGCGCCTACCCCGAGGACGAGACCCAGGAAGGCTACGATAAGACCATCGTGCACGAGACCTGGAAGGATTCCTTCTCCATCAGCCGGGAGGCGGTGGACGACAGCAAGCTGGTGGACTTCAAGAAGAAGCCTCAGGGATTCATCAAGGGGTACCACAGGACGAGAGAGCTCTTCGGCGCGGCGCTGTACGCCGGCGCCATCGGCGGGAAAACCAAGGTGACCTTCCGGGGCAAGAGCTACCCGGTGACCACTGCCGACGGCAAGAAGCTCTTTGCCACGGACCACCCCAGCATTCTGGGGAAGGGGAGCCAGTCCAACGTGTTCGCCGACGCCTTCAGCGCGGACTCCTTGGGCGCGGCGGAGACCAGGATGCAGCAGTTCAAGGGAGACGCGGACAACATCCTGGACGTGAGCCCCACCACCATCCTGATCCCCAACGACTACAAGGCCAAGAAAGCCGTGTTCGAGGCCATCGGCGCGGACAAGGACCCCGCCACCGCCAACAACGCCTTCAACTACCAGTTCGGCCGGTGGAACGTCATCTGCTGGACCTATCTCAACCAGTTCCTCAGCGCCTACACGGATTTCCCCTGGGTTCTGCTGGACGAGGCCTACAACGAAGCCTACGGCGGCGCGGTGTGGTTCGACCGGGTCAACCTGGAGGTCCGCAGCGAGCTGGCCGGCAACGACGCCAACGTCTGGAAGGGCTACGCCCGGTGGTCCGCCGGCTTCAACGACTGGCGCTTTGCCTGCTGCGGCGGCATCAGCGGCGGCACCCAGCTGATCCCCACCGGCGTGGGCGGCTGATAGACAGGAGAGAGCGTCCCGCTCCCGCAAGCGGGGGCGGGACATCGCTCATTAGGAGGGCAAGCGGAAATGACGGTCAGTGAATTGTTCGCCTATGTGGACGGCGTAAAGCCAAATGCCTTTTCAGACAGTGACAAGCTGGTTTGGCTCAACGAGATCGAGGCCAGGATACAGACGGAGGTCATGCTTCGCTGGCAGGGAGAGATGGAGCAATACACGCTGCCTGAGGACAAGGACACGGAGCTGCTGCTCTCCCCGCCCCACACGGCAGTCTACCGCTACTGGCTCCAGGCCATGATCGACTTCGAGAACGGGGAGTACGACAAATACCAGAACACCAGCGGCATGTTCAACACGGCTTGGAGCGCCTTCGTGGCCTGGTTCGCGGAGAGCTACCGGCCGGCGGATGGTTACGCAGCGGAGGGGAGCGGAGAATGAAGATCACGGTATACGCCATTTCAAAGAACGAGGAGAAGTTCGCGGCACGGGGGGTGAAGTCCATGGCGGAGGCCGACCACATCTGTGTCCTGGACACCGGGAGTACGGACGGCACGGTGGAGATCCTGGCGGACCTGGGCGTCATCGTCCGACGAGAGGAGATCGTCCCCTGGCGTTTCGATGTCGCCTGCAACCGGTCCATGGAGCTGATCCCGGAGGACACAGACATCTGCGTCTGCACAGATCTGGACGAGGTGTTCCGCCCGGGGTGGCGGGCGGCTCTGGAGCGGGCCTGGCGGCCGGGAACGGAGCAGCTGCGGTACAGCTATATCTGGTCCTTCGACGAGCATGGCCGGCCGGGGACAGAGTTCCTTCAGGAGAAGATCCACGCCCCAGGTGTGTTCCGCTGGGTCCACCCGGTCCACGAGGTGCTGGAGCGGACAGACGGCGCGGCATCCTGGCCGGTGGCAGAGGTCCCCGAGATCGTGCTGGAGCACCACCCGGACCACGGCAAGAGCCGGGGCGGGTATCTCCGCCTGCTGGAGCTTTCCGTCCGGGAGCGGCCAAACGACGACCGCAACGCCCACTACCTGGGCCGGGAGTACATGTTCCACCGGCGGTGGGACGAGGCCATCGCCCAGCTCCAGCGCCACTTGACCCTGCCCACCGCCACCTGGGCGGCGGAGCGGTCCGCCTCCATGCGCTTTATCTCCCGGTGCTACCTGGCGAAGGGCGACCAGCCGGAGGCCATGCGCTGGGCGCTGCGGGCCGTTGCCGAGGCCCCGGAGCTGCGGGAGAGCTGGGTCCAGGCGGAGGAGGCGGCCTACGCCGGGGAGGATTGGCCGGCGGCGGCCTTCTTCGGCGGGAAGGCGGTGGCCGTCACCAAGAAATCCGGCTGCTACATCAACGAGGAGCGGGCCTGGGGGGCATATCCCTGGGACGCTATGGCCTACGCCCTGTACCGGCTGGGGGATCTGGAGGGCGCGGCGGCGGCTACAGAGCGTGCCCTGGAGCTGGAGCCGGGAAATGAGCGGCTGCGTGGCAACATGAAATTCTATCGAGGGGATAGGGGGGACAAGGGATGAGCTATCGGGGTTGGTGTGAGCCACCCTACTTCCTGACGGCCTACGGCATCGCTGTGAAGCACGGCTTCCAGGGCACGGAGGAGGAGTGGCTGGCAAGCCTGAAGGGCGACAAGGGCGACCCGGTGATCTGGAAGGACCAGTACAACACCGCGGAAGAGCTGCGGCAGGCCCACCCCACAGGGGCGCCGGGGGACTGCTACCTGGTGGGGACCCATGTGTACTGGTGGGACAAAGAGGAAAACGACTGGACGGACGGCGGGAGCTGGCAGGGTCCCACAGGTCCCAGTGGACCTGTGGGCATGACCGGCCCCACCGGTCCCGCGGGTCCCACCGGAGCTGCCAGTACCGTGCCGGGGCCGACGGGCCCCACAGGCGCCACAGGTCCCATGGGTCCCACCGGAGCGGCCAGCACCGAGCCAGGGCCCACCGGTCCCACAGGCGCGCAGGGCCCTACCGGGCCCACCGGGGCCGCAAGCACGGTGCCCGGTCCCACGGGACCTACGGGAGCGACGGGGCCCACGGGACCCATGGGTCCCGCGGGAGCGGACAGCACAGTACCAGGGCCCACCGGCCCCCAGGGCGCGACAGGCCCCACGGGAGCGAGGGGCGCTGCCGGTGGGACGGGGCCAACAGGCCCACAGGGATCGACCGGACCTACCGGACCCACCGGGCCCACGGGGGCGCTGGGCCCCACAGGTCCCACCGGGCCGGTCGGAGCCACCGGACCTGCGGGAGAACCGGGGACGGGGCTGGAGATCATCGACCAGTACGAGAGCCAAGAGGCTCTGGAGGAGGCGGTCCCGGAGCCGGAACTGGGGGCCAACTACTATG